CTTCTTCTCCATCATCTTTCTCTGACGATCAGCCAGAGTCTTCATCATTGTCTCAGCTTCTTTAGTGAACTCCTCATATTCACTATCAAATGCCTCATCATCATTTGCATAATCAATCTCATCCTGAGTTTCTGCTACGACATCATCAAGAGTTTTGTAGTCATCAACATCTATCTGTTCAGCCTCTGCATCATTTATTGCTTGAATCTCGGCTTGACTCTTCGCAAGTTCTGCCTCAGCTTGTGCGTCTACTACTTCTTTTTGTTTATCTTCAGCTTCTTTTTCTGCAGCAAGTTGACCAAGAATATCACGTGCTTGTTGTTTGATCTGATCTCTTCTCGCAGGACTCATGACGTTCCCACGACCACGCATTAAACCCTTTTCAATCTCTTTTACATTACCACTATCCACAGCAGTAGATGTTGGTCCACCAGGAATTACTCTTCCCATCTGATCACCAACGGATGTTTGAGGTTCTTGTGGAACTTCTTTTTTGAATGATGAAAGTGTTTTTGGTTCTGGTTCTGCCTGTCCTGCAGGAGACTTGGCCATCCTGTCAAGGAGTTCATCCTTAGATGCTGCTTGGAATTTATCTCCTACAACCTTACCAACATACTGACCTTTATCATTATAATACTTACCGAACTTTGACGTTACACCACCAGCACGTTCAGCATCTTTCCTTGCCTGAGATTCATCATTCTCGACAAGGAAAGCATCAGCCTTCTTCAAATATTTGAAAACGTCCATTAGACCACGTTATCAGTCTTCCCAGCTATTTAACTTCTCTTCAATAGCCTTTAATTCAGCCTCGGAGAACTTAGCACCTTCCTTCATGTGATCAGCAGCCTTGTACATTGGGCTACCATCTTTCTTCTTCATACCAGCTTTGTAGTTCTGATATGCTTTGGTGTTACCTTTCTTGTCAGCAGCGGTGACAGTATAGGTTTCCTTCATATCTTTCTTACCCATCGCTTTACCGATGGCCTTACGACGCTTCATCAGATACTCATCTGAAGAATCCTTATCACCGTCGTTATCTACATCACCATCTTCCGAACCAACGGGATCAAGTTTCTTCTCGTAGATGGATGCATATGCATCACCCCAACCCTTACGGATTTGTGATACTTCTTCGAAGTGTGGGTTCTTCATGGAAGTACCCATCTTCTCCATGTCCTTACGAGCCTTCTCGTTATTTGCTTGTCTCTTCTTCATATCTGTCTCAAGATATGACTTGTCAGCCTTTTCAACCAACTTGAGGAGAAGAGTCTTTACGTTCAGTGACTCTTGTGCAACCAATTGATTATGAGTTCTCTCGATTCTCTTCTCTTGATTGAATCTTGCGGACCAGGACTCTTGAAGTCTCTTGTTATTTCTATAGGTTACAAACTCTTCCATTGCAACAGTTGATGCCTTGGAGTCAATGACTTCAAATGCGTTGTTCAGGGACTCACAAAGTCTGTCAATCTTTTCCTGTCTTCCCTTGATGTTTGACTCAACGAACATCTCACTGAAGATTGTGTGTGCAGAGTCAACAGAGTAACCCTTCTGGAACATCTCTTCCAGTACACATTCTACAATCTCGTCAAGATCCGATTGAGTCAAAGATGAGAGATTCATTTCAGTGATCTCATCTCTTCCAGAAGTCAATGCTTCTTTAGCTTCGGTGTTATGGACGGCCGAATAGGCTTCCATAAAGTTACGCATTGATGAAGACATCTGTTTACAATTTACTTTTTCTTATCTTTATTTATGTCTCTTCCTGTTTCCAGACCAATTGATATGCCATCTTATCCCTCAATGCGTTGATTCGTTTTTCATCAAAATGTGCAAAGTTGGGATACTTCTCTACCTTTTTATAATAGTGAAGTGAATTGAGGATGATGGTGTAATCCTCCATACTCAAATCAAACTTCACAGTTTACCACCAACGATACCATTATTAATGACCCTCACAGATCCAGGTGGCCAACCTTCCTGTTCACACTTAAGATGCCATCGTGTCATATCTATAACAGCTTCTTTTGTGAGACCCGTCAACATCTTCCGTCCCTCTTGGGTCATTGTGCTCCACAGACCAAATCGAGTCTCCCAAACGTAAAACGTTTCGTCAATTAACTCGGCGTCGGATTCCATGTCTAGAACGGCGTTTAGTTTCTTGATGTTCTCGTCAGTCGTTTCTGTCATTTTCAATCCACTCATCAATTTGTTTTTGGGTAGGAACAATGATTCGGAAAGCAAGTCCTTCCTCCTCAAACTCCTCGTTCATCTTTTCATATGTCTCAGGAGTAATCTTTTCAGACATCGTACTTTGTCCACAACTTACGAATGTTTTGTGTAATGGGTACACCACCAATGTAAGTCTCTAGGAGTTCTCCTTCCTCATCAGCAATGACAAGAACAGGTGTAGCAGTCACACCATACTTCCTTGCGAGTTCAATATTCTCTTCAGGAATGGGTTCATCACTTACATCCTCAAGATAAATCTCTTGAATAGAACTCTCACGGGGATCCTTAAGGGCAGTAATATATCTCTTGACCAGACCACATGGTCCGCAAGATTCTTTTGTAAACATTAAAAATTTAGTCACGTTGCCTCCAATCATCTGGTTTATCTTGTCGGAACCAATCGATAATTTCATCGGCACCATCGAACCCCGTTTTGTAGTTGGATGGATCGGGGTCACCTAAACCCATCCTATTCATAAAATCATCAATAGTCCCCTCTTGAATATCTTGAGAGTTCTGTCTTCTTGCTTTCTTTAACATTTCTCGGGCAGTTGTATTAGCCTTTGATAACTTCTCTGCCCAGATCATGTCATCCAATTTAACCTCTTCACCATTTGCGATACATTTACAAATGAACTCAAGCCGAAGCCGATATTGAGTCGAGAGCATATGATTTTTCTCTTTTGAATATTTATTCTTCTGATGTATCTGATTCGTCTTTCTTATTAAAACCGAAGGGTCCTGTCAGTTTTTCCTCAAGAGCAACCTTGAGAGCCACACCACCAAGAGTTTCCATGACCCTAAGGATGTCTTCCGCCTTGGCATCTTCACCAAGTTCTTTGGCAACATACCAGTACTTGGGCCAGAATGATTCACCAGCCTTTTGATAATCTTCGAGAGTAAGTAGTTTCATAATTTAGATAGAACTTCTTTGTAAATGTTTTCGGCAATTGCCTTCATCATGAGGGGAGGTACCATTCTACCAACTCTTTCAGTTTGTTGTGAATGAGAGCCAGTAAGAATGAAGTCGTCGGGGAGGGACTGAATGCGCTTAAGTTCTGGAACAGAAAGAACTCTGTCTTCCTTCCAGTGTATCAGACCACCACTTGCTGTCAAGGTCGGAGAGGGTTTATAGAATGATGCCCTCTTCGTATTGAAACAATGACCTTTCTCGTGGTAGTCCATGCCAGATAGAATCTTCTTAGGATTCTTTGGCATCTTACTCACAACTTTTTTGTAGATACCACTCTTTGTCATATGATCGACAAGACCCTGAATGTACTCAGGATCTTGTTCAACTCCATCAATAATATCACCGATGGTTGTATCTTTAGATGACGTGGGAGGGAAGAGTGAAGATACTGTAAGTACATTCAAACCAATCTTGTCTGCGATGTCTTGACGAACCGCAATAAAGATGAGTCGTTCTCTTGCCTGACCTACACCGTAGTGAGATGACTTCATCACTTTTGATGTGACGAGATAACCAAGATCCTCAAAGGCATTGGTAATCTTTGCATAATAAGTCTTTGCCTCACCAATTGTCAATCCTTTGACGTTCTCAGCAACAATGACTTTTGGTTGAATACCTTCGGCTACACGAATAAATTCAAAGAACAAATCTTCAATGTTCTCCACTTTCTTTCCGTCAGAATAGTTCTTTGTCTTACCCCACCCATCAGAGTGTTTAGATCCCTCACCACGACACATAGATCCTGCAACAGAGAATGCAGAACATGGTGGTGATCCATCAAGAATATCAAGTTCTCCTGGTTTCAATCCTGTGATATTGAGAAAGTCTTCACCAGTCAACTGTTTGATGTCGTCAGGAACAATCGGTGTTGATGGATAGTTTGCAGCATATGTCTTTCTGGCTTCTTCTACAAACTCATTGATACACAGAATCTTTGCACCTGCGAGTCGATATCCTGTAGAAGATCCTCCACCACCAGCAAAGGTAGAGATCACGGTGAACTTTGATTGGGCCTCACCGTCATAAACGTCTTGTAATTTATATGGCAGTTTCATAATGGAAGTGTTCCTTGTCCAGATGATGCATAGTCAGAGGCGAGATCCATGACCCTCTTCCTACCACGATTATTTAGCATCTTATCATCTAAGAGTGTTTCAAACAAGTGATCAATATTTGAACCAAGTTGGAGATTAATATGATCCTTTACCGCTTTGATACGACCAAACTCATCAGCAAATGCATCTCTTACAATCTGTTTTTGTTTGGGTTTATTGAGTTCAAACCAATCATATTGAAAGAAGAAACTACTCACATCGTCATGGTAGATATAAGGGTGAATAAGTTTGATATCTCTCTCATTACACAGTTGTTCAATCTGTCTAAATCCTGTCACATTATGTGGCATGAAGTAGTTACGTCTAAATTGATCGAACTTTTCTTTTGGTGTTTTGAAGTGAAGGATTGCTTTCTTACTTACACCATAATATCCGTCTGCACCAATCCCACTCAGTAAGTACTTGTTTGTGATTTCAGGGAAGACATAGAGGAAAGGAAACGTACACTCAAAGTGTGTCTTCTTTCTACAATCGTAGTCTTTCACAAGACGGAGAAAGTCTTGAGCAAGATTATCTTTAGGGACAACAATGGTCTTACAGTTCCACCCAAACTTAGAGGATACTTCTTCTGCTTTCAAAGCATCATATGACTTATCACCTTCAAGATGAAAAGTATATGCATCAACTCTTTTACCTGCACGGTCTGCTGCAAACCCTAGACTTAAACTGTCTACACCACCAGACAACAAAATCCCCACATCATCTGTAGGGACTTCTTGAGAGATGATATCACTGAGGATAATGTCAATCATTTAATAGCAATAACTCCAACGAACTGATGGTTTCTCCAGAAGATCTGACAGTCTTTGAACCCAGCACACCATATCATAGACTTGAGTTCTTCCCAAGTATTTGGTTTCAACATATCACGTAGTTCTTTCTCCTTATCCATGATCTCTTCTGGAGTAAAGGATTTGCGTTTGTAGTCATAGTGATTGAATGTCAACAGTTCTTGAAAGAACGCATTCTCACACATCAACTTCTCCGCAAAGATGAATGCACCACCTTCATTCAGACCCTCGTAGATATTGTTGATCGTATCTTGACGAGTTGGTTTAGGCATGAACTGAAGAGTGAACAGTGAAGTCACAAGAGAACAATTGTTGAACTCGTAATTGGTGACATCACCTTTGACCCACTCCAACGATGCCCATGGATATTCTTTTTCAATTTCTTTACGTCTCTCATCAAGATTTCCAAAGAAACTACCAGCCAGTTCGACACCAACATATTGTGCGTCTTGACGATTGGGATTGTTCCCCATAATCATCTTGGTGAGTTTACCAGTAGAACATCCAACATCTACGACTTTAGTATCATTCTCCACAAAGTATCGAGAGAACGATACCGTATCGTCTAGAAGGTTTGAGTAACCACGAATAGATTTATCGATGTGATTATCGAATCCTTCTGGTGAATGTGCGAAAGAAAAGTCGTATGTCATTTTTTAATATACTTATTGTGATTAATGTCTTTGAATAGATGTTTAATCTCTTCAAACTCAAGGACGTACATCTTGGATTCTGTCATCCCCATACTACGCATTTTATTGAATCTGTGTTTTCCGTCAATAAGTTTGTATTCTTTGTTGTATGGGTTAGGCATGTTGTGAACAACAATGACTGGTTTGTTGATGTTACACAACTTATGCTTTACTCCATTACAACAAATACAATTGTCCAATGACAAATCAGGATACAAAATTTCAGATGTGTGAATTACTCTATCAAAAGAAATAGTTTGTAGTCTTTCGGAAACTAGATATTCCTCAATATACTTAAGAAAAAGAACAGAATCACAATCTGGTTTTATACGCCAGTCTTCAGCTCTATCCTCCCAGATACCATCATCAAATAATTGACAGATGTGTACCTGTTTCACTTCCCAACTCCGTAGTCTGGTGCGGCTTCCTCCTCAAGCTTTTGAATTTCTTTTGCAGCTTCTTCGAGTTCAGCCTCGATCTGAGTATCCAGTGAACCGATGACTTCGCGAATGTCAACGATACGTGGTGGAACACATTTGGGATCGTATGTGTAAATACTCTGTTCTTTATATAGCACCTGACGAATAGATGCTGCTTGTCTTACGTCTAATTCTAATTTAATCACAGGTCTCCCTCCTTACGGTTTTCAGAATAGTGTACATCAAAGGTACCCTCAGGATACCGTGCCGACAGTTTCTCAACATTCATCTCAAGAATCTCATCGAATGAAATGTCCAGAGCCATACATGCTTGAGCAACATACCACATGATGTCACCAAGTTCACGTTTCATATGGAAAACATTCTCTTCGGTATATGGTTTACCTTGAAGGAAGATCTTCTTCACAACCTCAGTAAACTCACCAGCCTCTGCACTAATACCAAGAGCAGCAGTGAGGAGTTGAGTAACATTAGCCTCATCATGCATCTCAAGATGAGTCAGTCGTGCAGACAAAGTTGGCCAATCAAGACTTTCTTGACTTGTGGTTTGACGAACAAAGTCAATATATTTTTGCGGATCAATGGTCATAATTCAAGTTCTTTAAGTTCAGATTGAGGAAGATTTTGTTGAATAGGGATCTCCTGACCCTCAATTTTGATTGTAGGAAGTGCAAGAGGTTCTTCAATAGGTGTTGCTTGTACTTCTACAGTTTGTGGTGGATGAGGAAGATAGATCTTCGTCATAGTTGAATCTGGATACATCTCCAGAATTCTTTCCGCATCCTTGATATTACCAACGTGCATTTGTGGTACACCATTAGGATGGTTTGGAATCTTTACCTCATAGTAATGAGGTGCATCTGACTTCACTATTGCAGGTTCACTCTTTCGTAGTTTCATCAGAATTTAAATCCGTCAAAGGACTTCTTGGGTTTTTCATCATAACTATACTCCTCTTCTTGTTTGTTGTCAAGGAGATCGTCCTGTGCAACCTGTTCACAATCGAACAGTCTCATCTTGGCACGATCAATACCGACAACAAATCTCTTG